GATATATGAGAGATGCAAAAGGTAAAACAATGACACCTCTTATTATGATACGTCGCAATTCCATTACGGAAAGAGATACACTGAAAAAATTAGATGTTAATCGTAATCCGGATGGTAACAATTTGATATTGCAAAGTAAATATACAAATCGACATCGATATGATAGATTCTCAGCAACATCAAACTCAAAGCCTAACAAAGAATATTACGTAACACTAATACCAGAATTCGTTGATATATCTTATGATGTATTTATATGGACATCATTACAAGAACAAATGAATCAAGTATTAGAACAGATAATTCCATTAGGAGGATTTGCTTGGGGTACCACTTGGAAATTTCCATGCTATGTGCAGGATGCTGCAAATGAATTATCAAACAATACCGGAGAGGATCGTACCGTAAGAGCTACATTACCAGTAACAATGAAAGGTACCATCTTTCCGGAAGCAGAATTATATAAATCAAACGTACATAAACAATATGGTATCAAGCAAGTTAAATTAGCAGAAACTCAATTTACTGCACCGCCTGATGGTTATGGAGATGATGTAGGAACGAATGGAAATTATTTACCATTCTATCGTCGGTTTGATCAGTAATACATATTTATTAAAAAGGTTATATTATGGCAACAAAGTTAGCACAAGAAGAATTAGACAAGTTAAAAGATCTTAAATTACGTAGCGATTCAAAAATTTATGAATTCGGTCAATTGGAAATGGAAACAATCTTAACTAATCAGTATTTAGATTCATTACATGAGACCAAAGATAAATTGCATACAGAATTCAAAGCGTTGCAACAAGAAGAGCAAGATGCTGCTAAAGCATTAAATGAAAAATATGGTGATGGTACCGTCGATTTAGAGAAAGGTGAATTTATACCTACTGAATAGACTGTTTGGCCTATTGATACCATATTTATATAAAAACTTAATAAAAGGGATAATCAATGGCCGAAAGAATTGTAAGTCCTGGTGTATTTACCAGGGAAGTTGATCAATCATTTTTACCAGCCGCAGTAGGAGCTATTGGTGCCGCAGTTATCGGACCTACAGTTAAAGGTCCAGCTATGGTACCGACAGTTGTATCATCATATTCAGAATATGTACAGAAATTTGGTGATGTATTTACAAGTGGTTCTGGCGCGAGTGAAAAATCATACAAATATTTAACATCTGTATCTGCACAAAATTATTTACGTTATGCTGATACATTAACCGTAACAAGAATATTGGAAGGTGCATATGCCCCTGCCGATTCATATGTAAAAGATGCAGGTACTAGTACCGGTGTTACTTTTGCTAGTGGGTCTGTAACGATAGTAGCTGCGGCCGTTGATAATCAAGAATACCGAATTGTTGAAGGAAGTACAACATATCGATTTATAGCATCAGGCAATCCAATACCATCTGATGATACTGATGGTGATCTTTATTTCTTTAGTACCGGCTCAACAGCAACAGCAACTGCTACTAATTTAGTAAATGAAGTAAATGGCGTATCTGGAATTGGCGTAACAGCCGTTGATGGTGGCTCTGGATTATTTATATTATCTGGTTCTACTGCAGGTGCTGGAAATGGCATTACATTTGCAACCAGTTCTGCAACAGATGCAACGACGTTTGCAACTCAGTTTACCTTAGGAGGTGCTACTAATACAGTTACTAGTGGTAATTCATTTAGATTGTATACATTAGCCGATGGTGCTATTATGAATAGTGGCCAAGCTGCAGCATCGACAGCAGGAAGTGGTTCATCGGCAGATGAAACAACAAATAACATGCTTCTTTCTGGTTCAGCTGATAACCTGCGATGGGAAGTAGCAAATGTTAATAATACTTTAGGTACATTTACATTATTTATCAGAAGAGGTGATGATACTATTAGAAGAAAAAGTATTGTTGAACAGTATAATAATCTTACATTAGATCCAAATTCACCTAATTATATTGCACGTAGAATTGGTGATCAGGTATTTACATTGAGAGATTCCGGTGGTACATCACCATTCTTGCAGTTATCAGGTTCATTCCCAGTAAGATCTAATTACGTAAGAGTAGAGGTGTTGAAAACCACTCTTAATTATTTAGATGCAAATGGAAATGTTAGAGTAGGAGCAGCTTCTGCTTCATTGCCACAAGCAGTATCAGGAACATTTGCAAATGGATCTGACGGAACGGTATCACATCCACAAAATTTCTATAACGATATTACAGATTTAAATAGCCAAGGATATAATCCTGATACATCTACATCATATGAAGATGCTATTAAGCTATTAAGTAACCAAGATGAATATGATATTAATTTACTATCATTGCCTGGATTGATTAATAGTGTACATGGTACTAGATTATCTCAAGCAGAAAGCATGGTTGAAGATAGAGGAGATTGCTTCCTGGTATCAGATCCAGTATTATATGGATCAGGATTATCAGCAGCACAAGCACAAGCAGAAGCAGAAGATTCAAGCTATAATGCAATGTATTGGCCATGGTTGCAAATTGCAGATAATGATTTAGGTCAGAATATTTGGGTACCAGCCACCACATTAATACCAGGAGTATATGCATTTAATGATTCAGTTGCCGCTCCATGGTTTGCACCAGCTGGTCTTAACAGAGGTGGATTGGAATCAGTTATCCAGGCTGAGAGAAAATTAACTCAAACTAATCGAGATGATCTTTATGAAAGCAATGTTAATCCTATTGCAACTTTCCCTAACAGTGGTGTTGTAGTATTTGGACAAAAGACATTGCAGAAAAAAGCATCGGCATTGGATAGAATCAATGTACGAAGATTACTTATTGCAGCTAAGAAATTTGTTGCATCGACTAGTAAGTTCTTGGTATTCGAGCAAAATACAACAGCAACTAGAAACAGATTCCTTTCTATTGTTAATCCTTATTTTGAAGATATCCAGCAGCGTCAAGGTTTATATGCATTCAAAGTTGTAATGGATGAAACAAATAACACCCCAGATGTAGTTGATAGAAATCAATTGGTAGGACAGATATTCTTGCAGCCTGCTAAGACAGCAGAATTCATTATTATTGATTTCAATGTTTTACCAACGGGAGCTGCTTTTCCTGAGTAAAAATTAGGAAAGTAGATATTTATATAAAAGAGGAAATATAAATGGCACAATTATTAGATCCAACCGAGATATTTTTTACCGCATATGAACCAAAAGTAAGCAATAGGTTTATTATGTATGTAGATGGAATTCCATCATATCTCATTAAAGCTGCATCTAGACCATCTATCGATCAAGGTGAGATTGTATTAGATCACATCAATATTGAAAGAAAGATCAAAGGAAAGAGTCGTTGGCAAGATGTTACCATCACATTATATGATCCAGTAGTACCATCAGGTGCTCAGGCAGTAATGGAATGGGTAAGATTGCATCACGAATCTGTAACTGGTAGAGACGGTTATTCTGACTTCTACAAGAAAGATATCACTTTCAATTCTTTAGGACCGGTAGGTGATAAGGTTGAAGAATGGACATTGAAAGGTGCATTTATTTCTTCTGCAACTTTTGGTGATATGGATTGGAGTACAGAAGATCCAGTTCAGATTGAGCTTACATTGAAATATGATTATGCAATATTGCAGTTCTAATCTGTAAACAAATATTTAAAGTAAAGGCCTTCATATTTATATGGAGGTTTTTACTGTCCTGCATATTTATATAAAAGTTATAAGGAGTATTAATGAGTAACGAATTACCTAATCACAGATCTGCTGAAACACCAGCCAATCCAACCCCAGAAGCTACGCAACCACCTAAATTTCCAACGGAGATTGTAACATTACCATCTAAAGGATTGCTATATCCAAAAGACAATCCATTAGCAACAGGTAAAGTTGAAATGAAATATATGACGGCTAAAGAAGAAGATATTCTTACCACTCAATCATATATTCAGCAAGGAGTTGTATTAGATAAATTATTTCAATCACTTATCGTAGGAAATGGCGAAGGCCAAAGAATCAATTACAATGATTTACTGGTAGGTGATAAAAATGCAATTATGATTGCTGCACGTATTTTAGGATATGGTAAAGATTATGTAACTGAAGTTACTACTCCTTCCGGTAAGAAGCAACAAGAAACAATAGACCTCACTAGTATTGAAGATCGTCCATTTGACGAAGGTTCGATAGAGGCCGGGGTAAATGAATTCTCATTCCAGCTACCAGCCAGTAAACGAACGGTAACGTTCAAAACACTATCGCATAGAGACAATGATGCTATTGAAAAGGAATTGAAAGGCCTTAAGAAGCTTCAGCGAAAGACCGGTGGAGCAGATCCTCAATTAACTACCAGATTGGCGCATGCTATAGTATCTGTGGATGGTGATACTGATAAGCAAAAGATTCGTAATTTTGTTCGAGAAGAGTTGTATGCTATCGATTCGCGAGCATTGAGAGAGTATATGAAAACAGTTCAACCTGACGTTGATATGGATATTGAGTTCATAGATGAGGAGACTGGTGAGCCATTTACTTTAAGCTTGCCGATAGGAGTCAACTTTTTTTGGCCTGACGCCTAACTACCGACTTACACTCCATAAGCAAATATTTGATCTTATATATTGGGGTAAGGGTGGATTCACCTGGTCTGATGTATATGATATGCCGATCTGGTTACGTACATTCTATATCAGAAGTGTAGACAATGTGCATAAAGAAAAATCAAAGGCCGAAGAAGAAGCCACTAAAAAGGCCAAAGCCGCGGCATCTAGACGTCGATAATTCGCTATCCTTATATTTATAACAAAGAAGGGTACTATTATGGCAAAAGAACCATTAGAACATTATGGTAAGCAAATAACCGAATCGATAGTAGGTTCGTTTTTTAAATTGATGTTTGCTCCTAAGCTAGCTAAATCATTTAGTAAAATATATGACTTGGCAGATGAAGATCCTGAAATGAAAGCGGCCTTAATAGATTATGCGAAACAATCTAAACGGTTAGGTAGGATAATGAAAAATGTATGTGACCGTAACCCAGATTTTCCAGAATGCAAGCGCAATCGTAAACGATTTAGGAGATAATGAATGGCGAGTTTTCAAGGTAGAAGGCCTGGTAGTGCGAGCAGAGGCGGACCCAGCAGAAGGCCACGTGGAGGATCTGGCGGTGGAGCTGCAAGTGACGCAAAAGCAGAGCTACTTGCATTAGATCGGCAACTTGCAGGCATAACTGCATCATTACAGGAAGCCCGGCGAGATTCATTAGTAATAGCTAAAGAACAATTAACTGGTTTTGAAAACGTTACTGCTGAAATGAAGCGACAAGTTCAAGTAGCACGACGACAAGGACTTCAAATAGAATCTAGTTATGAAGATGCTATTAAAG